GTGCCATAGTCCTCGTAATAACTTCTTGTTATGCTTTCTGTACCTTTTAGCATGGTAAAATTAAATTTACTATCAGGTTTTTTGTAAGCTTTTAAATCGTTAGTTTTTTCGTCTATTTCATCAGCATTGACAATAGCAGTAGCTTCAAACTCGGCACTCACTAAATGTGTGATCTTGTATTTTTTCATTAAAGAGTTTCTTCAACATCTAACTCAAATTGATATAAAATATTACCATCTTTGTCTGAACCAATAGCACCGAACTCTTGCACATCATTTATCAAATGTACTTTAAATGCAACATTGTCATAAGTTACTACTGAGTCATCTACTAATGCTGTAATAAGAGGTGGCTCAATAGTTAATGTTGCTTCATTTGACCCATCTGCTGTTACATCAGCAACCACCATATAAACTTTAGTGTGTGAAGCAAAGCTAACAAAATCTCCAGCTTTAAAAGTTCCTGTCATAGCATCTACATTTATTGTGGTATCTCCAACTGCGTGTGTGCCATTTACTAAGATAGTGCCACTTGCATTACCTCTAGCATTTTTTATTTCAGGTGGTGTAATAGTAAAATCTTCTTTACCTGATCTTTGCTTCATTATGAAAGCCATAAGTTCTCCATAAATGTCTGATCTTTTGCCTGTAATAATTCTAGCTGTAAAACCAAATCTTTGATTATCTACTTGTCTTGATAATTTTTTTCCTGAAATAGATTTAGAAACAAGTGTGTTTTGAACAGACTTGATACCAAGTGTTTGAAAATCTGCTGTTGATATTGGAAATGCACCACTCATTATATTAACTCACTTCTGCCTTTTTCTGCCAAAGCATTATTTATTATTCCTGTTATCGTACCTCTATTCTCTTGTAAAGCTTCTCCAAATCCTCTTGAGTCTATTGTGTTTATTGTGAAGTTCACATTTACTGCTCCACTTGATGTACCTCTAGCTGATTGAGTTATTTGACCTGTGCTGTTTGGAACAAATACTTCTGCACCTCTTTCCCCAACTAATATTGGTTTCCCTTTCATTACTGCTCCACCCTGTGCAAAGCTACCCATACTTCCTGAACCACCTGTAAAAAAACTTAAAACAGCTTGTTTTTTCATTTCAGATGTTTGTTTTTTCATGGCATTCGCTTTCTTTTCTTCTTTTTCAAGTTGTTTTGCTAAAATCATATCTTTTGCTTTTTGCATAACTAACTCGATGGCTAATCTTAAAGTAATTTCAATAGCCATACTTACTAATCTAACCATAAATTCTTGTGCTATTTTTTTTAAAGAGTCTCCTAACTTCTCTCCCATAACAACTGCTCTACCCATACTATTTGAAACTTTTGAAATACCCTCGTTTATAGATTCTGCTATTGTTTCTTTAATGTTTTTTATTTTCTTTTCAAATTCTTCTAACGACCCTTTATTTAATTCTCTAAATTTTTCTATCATTGTTTGTGTAGCTGATGGGATAGCAACTGATAGTTCATGTTCAAATTCGTGTATTGGAACTAATATAGCTTCTACTTCTTTTTTATATTTTCTCATCAAAATAGCATTTTCTCTATTAGTGTTTCTCATTGATATATTTTTATCTATTGCTTCTGTCAGACTTTCAGTAATGTTATCAATTTGATCGTTCATAACTTTAAATGTTGCCGCAGTAGCCGCAACTGAAGCCGCAACTGCCGCAAGACCTACAACTGACAAACCAGCTAAACCTCTAAGACCAGCAAGAACAGGAACTATTGCTTTTCCTAATGAAATAAAAAATGCAACTAATTTTAAAGCAATCAAAGCTTTAAATAATGTAATTACAGCATTAATATTTTCTTTTAAAAAAACAAAAATATTTGAAATACCTTTAACAGCTTTTGCAAGAGTTGTACCAAAACCTATTGCTATTCTTTCAATGCTTTCAGAGTTTTGTACTAAGAATTTATCTAAATCTCCAAATTCTTTTTTTAATTGTGAAAAAAATCCAGCATCTAACAATACTCTTTTAAAATTAAAAACTTTGTCGCCAATCATTGACAAAGTACCCTCTAATGTTTTTGCTAGTTCATCAGTTGCTTTACCAAATCTTCCACCTTGACCAAATACTCTTTGAAATGCTTGTGCTGTTGCTTCTATAGATACAGCCGCACCAGCTTGAAAACCAAGCATATTTCTTACACCTTTTTCTCTAAATAAATCTGCCGCACCAATACCAGCACTAAATGATCTTTGTATTTGTTCTGCTGTTGTTCTAAAATCTAATCCTGTTACAGCCGCAACATTACCTGTTATCTCTAACATATTTTTTAAGTCTTTTGCGTTGTCTGTAATGGTTGCTAATATACCTGAACCTCTTGATATTTCTTCCAATGAAAATGGAACTCTTGATGCAAATTCAGCCATATTGTCAAAAGCTTTTGCACCCTCTGTTGTATCTTTAAGTAAAAATTTTAATCTTGTTCTTAAATTTTCAATTTCTTTTCCTGTATTGACTAAGTTTCTAACGACTAGACCAGCACCTAATCCCAAAAATGCGTTTCTTAAATTAAATACAGCACTTCTAACTTTTGCTAAACCACCTTGCAATCCATTCAATGCTTTAGTAGCTTTATCTCTTGCTATAATATCTATAAAAAGTTTTTGACTTGCCATTATCTATATTTCCTTACTTATGATCTATCTTTGGTTTTTATACTCATCTTGTTCTTTTTTCAAGTAAGCTATCCAAAGATTGAAATGACTTATAGGCATATCTAATACTTTTTGAATTGGTAATTTAAGTCTGTCAGCAACCACTAACATATTTCGGATGTCAGGGTCGCTATTTACTTTTTTTCAGCTTCCTCTATTGATGAATCTGCAAGTATTTTGTTTGAAATGGTAGCAATAACATTGGAGTCAGCATTTCTTCTTAACTCAAATTTATCTTCTAATTTAAAAGCTTTTTTAAGTTCGCCTTTTTCATCTTTTACTTTTAGTTTCATTACAATCAAATCAACAAGAACATTTAAGTCTTGAAAGTTATTTGATTTTTTAAAGATAATGTTTTTTTCTTCAAGTGTTAAAGGCTCAGAATAAAATACTGATGGATTACCAGCTTCATCTTTCCATTCAGGAACTTCAATAATTAAAGTTTGCAGAGTCTCAAAGTGAGACTTTACTCTATCTATTACTGACATAAATTATTATGATTCAGTACCTATTGTTAATGCACCTGTGCCTTGAAAAGTAACATTTCTAGCAACAATACCATCTAAAGGTTGATTTACAGACATACCTGTAATTATACCAGCACCCTCAAACTTTCTGTCGCCTGATGAACCACCCTCAGGTAATAATTTAAAAGTAACACTAGACCCAGCAGTTAATTGTGTTTGAACACTATCTGCTTCGTCAAAGTGCATTTCTAAAGTACCTGAAAATGATGTTCTACCAGCTACGAAACTTTTTGCACCATCTGACATTTTTGTAGATTCTACAACATCGCCTGTTGTTTCAAGAGTGAAAGAAGTAAGTTCGCCAACTGCTGAACCACCTACTACAACTTCGCCCTCACGACCATGATGAACTGCCATTTTTTATTCTCCTATGTTAAAGTTGTTTATATTATTTTTCTTCTTCATCGTCAATATCTTCCTCATTATCTTCATCAAAATCTTCTTCTGAATCATCTTCCCAAGTCTCATCTTCTTCTTGGTCTCTAAGATCAGCAAGTAAATCTTTGACTTCTTCACACATTAGACTTTCTTTATCGTGTAACTTTTCTATTGCGTCTATTTTCTTTTCTATCTTATCAATGATTTTATCTTTGTTTGCCATATCTTCTCCTTATTTATGGTGTTCCAGCTTGGAACTCATAAGTACATCTTACAACCATTCTTATACCACCAATCGGAAATAATGTACCCTCGTCTGTTTCCACACTAATAACTTCTGTATCAAGTGCGTTGCTATTTCTTGTAATATCAGATTCTAAGGCTGTTTCAATAGCTGTGATTAATTGATTTCTCTT